CAAATGTTGCATTTTAGGAACTCGACATCGAAAAAGTCTGCGATGTTAATACGCAGTCTGTTCGAATCTAAACGTCTCTGGACAGAAATGTCCGAATGTTTAAAGGAAGAATCCATGAAGAGTCATAAATGTAACTTTACCCGGGTGGAGGAACTCTCTGCTGAGGCGCTGGAGTATATTAGATATGCAGTCGATCTGGTGGTCCCTCCGGGGACTATTTACAGACCAGGTGACTGTGTGCCGACGTATTCTGCTTGTTATGAGAATACTTACGAGGATGGGGGAAATCATACTTATCTTGCCAATAAGTTTGCTGATGTGACGTGTGGTGAGGTAGGGCTGTTTAGGGAATTTTGCGTGACTAGTGTGAATGATATGGATCGACCTATATACAGTGCACCGTATAGATATAATAATATATACGACTGTGTATTGGAAGAGAAAGATTGTTTCCCACACTGCAGTAAGAGTTTCCGTAACACAAATCCCTTCGAACCTGGTTACAGAGGTGATCATCCCGATGAGTTTGATGAAGATGGCTGGATTTTCCGGTTTGTGGATCGTCATGAGGAATGTCGTGTGACATACACCCGTGGTGACTTGGCTAAGTTGAGTTTCCGTGATCACTCGCGGAAGCTTTATGAAGCCTGTGAGGACAACTTTTGGTCGATTGATAATAAGATGGTTTTCATGGCTCTACAAGAGGCCGGAAAATTCCGAATTATTACCAAGGGACCGTCTGTTCTTTACACAGGTTTCAGGCCATTTCAGCGATTCTTGCTGGATAAGTGGAAGGCATCTTCGTATGCTACAATGAAGGATGATAGTCGAGTCGATGAGAGAATACTGGACCTTGGACGGGCAAGGGAAAAGATTGTAGGGGAGTTGGAAAAGCGTATATCTGGTCTGGCTGACCGGGTAAAGACGCGGGAAGGACAAGGCTTAAAATGCGACCGTGATAAGATTAGGTTGGATGAGCTTAGACAGAAGGTGGACCAGAAGTTTATTAGTGGCGATTATGATAATGCCACTGATCGAATGAAACTTCAGGCCACTCTTGGCTGCTTAGCGAGAATCCTCGAAAATTTATCAATGGATGATGCCCCCTTGGGCTATCATGCATTGCGAAGTTTCTCCGAGATGTGGATTGATTATCCATGCATTGGGGAGAGTCCTGCGGAGACCATCCGTGCGACCAATGGGC